AAAACAACAGCAGGAAGCTCCTTTTTACGGGAACTGCCTGCTGTTTTGCTATGTGAGGTAAAAAGCGTGGTAAATAATAAGAAAAGCACGCTGATTCCAGACGAATCAGCGTGCCTTTTTCGTGGAGCGGGCAATGGGAATCGAACTAATAAACCACGTTCTAACGCTGTAAAACGCCAGATTTTATCCTCTTGCCAGCGCTATTTTTATCGTGAATCGTGTATCATTCTGTGCACTATACAAGAATGTTGGAAGCAACTGTGTGTTAAAAAGTGTGTTACAAATCAGCCGTTTCCCAGCAGCTTGAGGAAAGCAGCATTGACGGCCTGGGCGGTGTTTTCCGCGTCCCCGGTAAGAGCGTGGGAATACTGGCCGAATGTGTCCATGTTCTGGCTGTGGCCTACCAGCTCTTTGATTTCGCCCTCTGGCAGCGTCTTGACCACGCTGACAAAAGTGTGCCGCAGCTCATACACTGATATTCTGTCAATGCCGTTCGCCTTGCAATAGGCCTGCCAGCGCTTCCAGTAATACAGTTCGCTGCTGATTTCAAACACGCTTTCCCGTGTCCCTGTCACTGCCCGCTGCTGTTCCAGCACGGCACGGGCAAGGCCAGACAGCACGAAAGACCGGATTGCATTCTGGTTCTTGCCCTGCGTTTCCTCTCCGTGGATGTTGATAGATCGGCGCACATTCACCGTGTTGCCCTGCACATCTGCCCAGCGCAGCCCCAACAGCTCCCCGGGCCGCAAGCCTGTAAGCGTCTGGAAGCGGTAGGCGTATATAAAGTCATCATGCACCCGCTTACCCCTGTAGAGCGTTGTATCAATGCTGAACAGCTTTACCAGATCGGCAGGCTGCAACACGCTCTTGCCCTTGTAACGGGCGCTGGCGGGTATCTGTACATCCTCCGGCAGGAAGGTGGAGAGCTTTGCTTTGCGGCAGTATTTGCAGAATGCCCGGAGATCGCTGGCAATCAGCTGCAAGGTTTTGCGGCTCTTCCCGGCGGCAGCGGCCTTGTTGATGATGGTTTGCAAGTCCCGATCTGTAAGGGTGTTGACCTTCTTTTTGCCGATGATCGGCAGCACCCAGGTACGCCACCGGCTTTCTACGGGCTTCCAGTTGCCTGTGCTGGTGGTAAGTTTGAGATCCTCTATCCACAGCTGATAGACGTTCTCAACCCGTCCGGCCTTGACCGCAATATCATTCTCTAACCATGCATCTGCCTTTGCATTGGCTTCCCGCTGCCCTGTGCGCCCCGGCGTAGAGCTGTAAAACTGCTTTCTCACGCCGTCTTTCTGCACGGCTATGCGCCAGCGCTGGTATTTTTCTTCCCATTGCGCGGTGTTCGTTCTCTTGTTCATCTGGCTGCACCCCCTTTCTATGTCAATGATTGCCCGTCAGTGGGTACGTACCGTTTTGGAACATACCCACCCCCGCCGCCTGCTGTGCTCTGTGCAGCGGGCTTTATTTTTTGTCGGAATCTTTCTTATGGAAATCAAACGGGGGATAAGTTGGCGCATCTGGCGAACCACCAAAATAGGTCAGGAATCTGCTATCGGCTGGCGTTATTTTTATGACGTTCTTGCGGTATCTGTCGCTACTAACGAGCATATCGCCATACTCTAAAAATTTTTTTATCCCATCAGGGTTTAAGCAATCAATTATTGTGTCAGCTCTGTTTGTAGGACTTGCAATATATGCATCAAGGCTTGCTTGATCGGCGCGATCTTCTTCGGCATCACCGTCTTTATATAAAGTCCACCATGGGACATTGAGAATATAGGCGATGGCGAAGACTACTTCCCCACAAGGATGAAGCGAACTATTTTCAATGCTTTTTATAAGGTCTGCTGAGTATGAAGTTGGATACCATTCCCAGTGCAATTCTTCGATGTTTTTTGCTAGTTCTTCTTGCGTCATTCCCGCAGATTCTCTGACTTTTTTTATCTGATCGCCGTCAACATCACTGTTATACCCAGGATGCAGCAGCCAAAGAGGAACCCTCAAAGCTCTTCCGAATTTCATGGCGGTTTCTAGCCTGGGCATCCTTTTCCCCGTTTCATACTGACTTATAAACTGTACGCTTACATTCATTTTCTTTGCAAGCTCTTTTTGTGTCAGATTTCGACCTATACGAGCTTGCTTCATTGCATCAATCACTGCTTGAGCGATGTACTCTTCACGCGGCATAAAAATCCCCCTTTTCAGGATATAGAATACCATATCACGCATAAAAAGGGGGACATTTGCCTTTCTGTTCACAGAAAATTAACATATTTGCCCCTTGAAATCTATCAACGATTGATATATAATTCAATCAACGATTGACGAAAGGAGCTGAAAATAAATGAAAATCAGCAAAGAACGTCTGTGCGTTTTGCAGTGCCGTTCCGGCTTGACTGGCGCACAAGTAGCTGCAAAGGCCGGTTTGAAGCCGCAGAGTTATTCAGCGGTGAAGAATCGCGGCACTTGCTCAGCACCTACCGTGGCAGCTATCGCGGCTGCTTTTGACGTTCCTGTAGAGGAAATTCTTGAAAGTGAGGTGTGACGATGTATCGCAAATTTCACAAACTGCGAGTGCGGTTTGCAGAGCTTGACCTGAGCCAGGCCGAAGCCGCCCGGCGGGCAGGCATTCCGCCCAGCACCCTGACTGCGCGAATGACGGGCAGGCTGCCATTCACGGCGCGGGATATAGCGGGCCTGTGCAAGGTTCTTGACATCCCCGCTGACCAGATCGGCAGTTTCTTTTTTGAAGAGTTGCCCACGAGCAAGAAAGCTGGGTGATAGCTTGCCCCGAAAGTACTTTCCATTCTATTTTACGTTCCGTGAGACAGCACAGACGATGCCGCCAAGACTGCGTGCTGTGTTCTACGAGGCCATTATTGAATACGGCACAACTGGAAAAGAGCCAACGCTTCCAAAGAGTATTGCCGGTTACTGGCCGTTAGTCAAGCCTACGTTAGATTCAGCCAAAGCACATTATGATGCTGGTGCAAAAGGCGGTAGACCGTCAAAAAATGATTCTTTTGGTTTTCCTGATTCGGAAACCAACGGTTTACACAAAGAGAAGGAAAAAGAAAAAGAGAAAGATATTGATAAAAGAGAGGGAGAACAGCAGCACCCGACCGCGCCGCCTGCCGCCTGTGCGCCCCTGAAGGGCGCTGGCGGCGGCATGGCGGCGCTAGGTGCGATTATGGACGATAACACCCATGACGCTGCAACCGATGAAGCACGCCGCAAATTTTTTGAAAACATGAAGCGCCCGGCGTGGGCTGCTGCTGATGCAGCCCCACCGGACGCAGAGAAAAGGAGTGATGAATTTTGACGTGGGACGAGATGAAACAGATTCAGGTACGAGAGTATAACCACCCTGCCGGCGGAAGCTCTTGCACCATGTGCCACGGGCGTGGCTGGATGCTTGTGCCGTGGAATGAGGAACGGTTTCACCATGTAATGGTGCCGTGCCCCGTATGCGGTGATAAGCGCCAGCAGGATGATGCTGCCCGGAAAGCGGGCAATGCGCCCCGGTACGGCGATTATATCGATCTGAACGACTGGCAGCGTGACCTACATTTGAAAGCCTGTGCATTCGCCCAGCACCCGGAAGGGGTGTTTTACATCGGCGGTCAGACCGCCACCGGCAAAAGCCACCTCTGCAGCAAAATCTATTATCATTTGATGGCGAATGACTGCAACGGCCTGAACTTCCAGCCGTGGAAAGCCTTTTCCCGGCGCAGCTCCAAAGACTGGCAGCTTATCGAGACGGCCAAAGGCTGCAATATCCTGTGGCTGGATGGCTTCCTTGATATTGTCAATATCGGCAAAGGCACACCCAGCGCAGCCGACCTTGACCGGGCACTTGAAGTTATTGACGCACGGTGCAGCAACGGCAGAATCACGATCATTTCTAGCTGCTGGACGCCGGAACGGCTGGAAGACATTGCCCCACCGATTGCAAGCCGCATCGAACTTGCGACAGGTGAAGGGCGGTATTTCCTGGCCGTACCCGATGGCAAGCAAAACCGCTGGAAGCATCCGGCATAAAGGGTGCAGCACAATGAAACAGCGTATTTGTCCGCTGGACGGGAAGCCTTGTGAAAAGAGCTGCCCCGACCGATACCCGAATGACCCGCGCGGCGGGTGCATCCTTGTTGCTATGCATGATGTGAGCGAAGATCACAACGCCAAACGTGAGGAGGTGAGCACATGAACACCACAGACCGACAAGGTTACATTGAAGCCATTACCCAGCTGTTGGCAAAGGCAGACTTGCGCAAACTGCGCCTGATCTGGATCTATGTGGAGCGTATGACCCGCACCAACTAAGCCGACCCGGCCTAAGCTGGCCGTGTTTATAAATTTTCAAGCGTGCCCGTAGGGCACAGAAAGGTTTACTTGTGATTACTATGTTTATGGACTCCAATCTGACCATTCAGACCGATGGCCCCGACAGCGCACTTCAGGTGCTCAACAATGCCGTTCGCGGCAAGTCCCTGTCTTACGACGCACCTTTTTACTGCAAGGAAGAGCACCACCCCAGCGACGGCGTGCAGCTCTGGCTGTCTGATAAGCCGGAGGATGGTGACGACACGGTGGTGTTCATCACGCCGACCCTGAGCGCAGAGGGCAAGCCCGAACTTTCTATTGATGTGCGGCAGGGTTCGTCCCCGTATGAATTTTTGGACGATGACGAGGAAGAAGCCCCCAGTGTGGCGCCTTGCAGCGTTGACATTCTCGGCATTTCTTTGGGCGAAGAAGGTTTGCTCATCATCCCGCGTGAAGTCCGTATGCAGTGTGAACCGCTGGTTAATGCGGCGAATGCCCTGATGAACGCTCTGAATGACCTGCCCGTCAGCACCGTGGATAAAAACACCATTGCGCTGCTGGCCGCTGATCTGATGGCGCAGGCAGAGCAGGAAGGTGTGAAGAACGGCGTTGAAGCCTATACGAATTTCACCCACGACATGACCCCGGAGAAGTTTGCAGAACTCGTGAAGTCTGTCAAAGACGATTCCATACCGTCCTGAGTAACCTCTAAGACCGCCCGACAAACAGAAAGCCGCCTTTCCCTGCGCCAACAGGGACGGGCGGCAAGTGGCGGTATTGCTTGCAGGCTGTACCGCCCTCATTGTAACAGAAAAGAGAGGGATTTTCAATGTTTGGTTACACCGCTTATCAATTTTCTTGTGTCGCCCCTGTGGCGCTGATGTTCTTCGTGGGTGCCGCTGTGATGTGGTTCAGCGGCATCCGGTAAGGGGGTGTGCGGCATGACAAAAGCAGAACTGCACGAGCAGCTTGTGAAGGAAGCTGAAGTGTATTGCCCTAACATGACCCCGGAGAAAAGGAAAATGGCGGTCGAGCTGGTGGAAGAGGTGCTCAGCCTGTCCGAAGCGCAGCGCAACCGTTTTCTCGACTTCCTGCGCCTGAGCAAAAGGGCAAACGCACTCGGCCTTGACGTGGATGTGGACAAGAGCACGAAGCTCTACTTCATCAAAGACGTTGCAACCAATACTGTGATCGCCCCGCCGCCGATGAACCTTGAAACCGTGGCGGCATGGCTGGACGACTACGAGAAAGAAGAAGCCGAAGAATGACATTGCAAGGTGACATTCTTGCAGTTAAGTCCTTTTTATGGTACAATATGAGCGTAGTACAAGCGCTCTTTTAGACCATTACAAAGAGTAAATTTTAACGGTGGTGCGTGGAGTACATAGCGCCACCCCCACCCCTGAGAGCGTGTTACAGCCCCGGAAAGGCTGCTGCACGCTCTTTTTATTTGCCGGAGGTCACATCTTATACCATGAAGAAAAGGCTCAAAAAATGCCCTGTCTGTGGGGCTGTGATGTACCAGTTTGCACCGGGAATCCGCTGTCTTGACTGCGAGATGAAGCAAGCCCAGGACGAAAAGGAACGGGCCCGCGTCCGTACTCTGGCATGGGCCGCATACCATGCGGAACACGGCGAACCGCTGTCACTGGGTGAAGCTGCCGCAATGGCTGATGCTATGGGCATGACCTACGGACAATACAGCCTGATGCTGTCCAAGCAAAAACGCAATGTGGCAATAAAATGACATTTCATAGCATTATATTTGCATTTCACAACATTCTGTGGTATACTGGGCGTAGCAGGCGGCTTTTAGCGCCGTCCGGCTCCTGACTGCTCTTTGCTGCACGGTCTGGCTGTGGGTGTGCCATGACCCACGATCAGAGCGCCCAGCATTGCAGGAGCGGACATACCCCTTGCACCGGGCTTTTCCTTTCTCCGGTGCACCATGCGCGGCATAAGGTTTGCCGCCTGCTGCTTTTTACGTCTACTCATACGGAAAATGAGGTGCTATCAATGGAGAATCCCACCACTACCCCCAGCGCCGCCCAGCAGCCCGAAAATAACGGCTCTGAGCGGATGTTTTCACAATCCGAAGTAAACACCATCGTTGCAGATCGGCTTGCCCGTGAGCGCTCCAAGAGTGCCGAGCGCGTGGGCGACCTTGACGCACGAGAAAAAGACTTGAAAGCCCGTGAGGAAGCGTTGGAAGCCAAAAGCCAGCGCTTCAACCAGTGGGAAGCCCGGGAAGCCTGCAAGCAGTATCTGACTGATAACCATATCAGCGCGGCGCTGCTGGATAAGCTGGACACCAGCGACCCGGAAGCGTTCAAGACTGCTGTAAAGGCGGTGCAGAGCGTCACCGGCAACGGGTACACCGTCACCACCACGACCACCGGCGCAAAGGTGGACACCCCGCCGATGTGGCTTTCTCAGGACAAAGACAAAGACGCTGAGTTGAAGCGGGCTTTCGGTCTGAACAACTGAAAGAGGATCTATAAATGGCTATTGAGTTAGCGACCCAGTTCCAAGCATATACAGACGAACAGTTTTACTCCGAGAGTAAGACCAGCCTTGTGACCAACAAGGATTTCAATTTTGATGGCGCAAAGACCATCAAGCTGTATAAGATGCAGTCCACCGAGATGGAGGACTTCAACCGCAACGGCCCCATTCTCGAGGGAAACAAGAGCCAGTACGGCACGATCAGCACCCTGCAGGCCACCACCGAGACATTCACGATCAACAAAGATCGTTCGTTCACTTTCGAGGTGGACAAGATGGACACGGACGAAACCAAGATGCAGGTTGCAGCCGCCAGCGCTCTGGCACGCCAGCAGCGTGAGAAGGTGTTCCCGGAGATTGACTCCTATGTTTACAGCGTGATGGCAGCAAGTGCAGGCATTAAGCCGGAAGCCGCAGCCCTGACCGCTGAAAACATCTATACCGAGATCATCACGGCAAACGCCCAGATGGATGATGCAGAGGTACCCGCATCTGACCGCGTGCTCATTCTGACCCCGACCACCTACACGCTCCTGAAGCAGTCCAAGGCCACCTTCGACAATCAGGACATCGGTGCAGAACTGCGCAAGAAGGGCGTTATTGCCCAGCTGGACGGCCTGAACGTGGTCAAGATCGCGTCTAACCGCCTGCCCGCGAAGTTTGGCTTCATGATCGCGCATCCCGTGGCTACCGTGGCCCCGGTCAAACTGGCAGAGTACAAGATTCACCTTGACCCGCCTTTCCTGTCCGGCAGTCTGGTGGAGGGCCGTATTTACTACGACGCGTTTGTTCTGGAAAACAAAGCAAAGGGCATCTATTATCAGGCAATCGCCTGATATGGCATCATCTGGGCGCATGGGGCTGACCTGTGCGCCCTTTTTATATCGAGGTGAGTATATTTGAAGATCAAACTTTCAACTCCCGCAGAGGTACGCCGCACGCTGTCTAAGATCGCAAATATGCTGCTGAATAACGAGATTGACCCGCAGCGGGCAACGGCTATCACAAATTGCTGCAACGCCGTTTTGAACTGCATCCGCATTGATGAACAGCAGAAGAAGCTGGCAGAGCTGGAAAAGCTGCTGGACGAGGTGGAAGCGAATGGAGCTTGACCGGCTGGAAAAGCGCATCAGAGCGCTGCAAGCCCGGAAAGCGGCCAGAGCTGCCACGCTTGAGCGTGTGCAGGGCATCGACCCTACCGAGCACGAAGCTGCTGTATACCATGCCATACACGAGGATATAGCCGCAGATGCACACACCTACTACAATTTGCCCGGTGGGCGTGGCTCTTGCAAATCCTCTTTTGTGTCGTTGGAGATCGTGGACGGCATCCAGAAAGACCCCACCGGCACCGGCTCTGCTGTGGTGTTCAGGCGGTGGGGCAGCACCTTGAGGGAATCCGTGTTTGCACAAATCCAGTGGGCCATTGACGCGCTGGGCGTGTCTGACCTGTGGAGCTGCACCGTGTCACCCATGCGCTGCACCTACATTCCCACCGGCGCGCAGATCATCTTCCGAGGGCTGGATGATAACAGCAAGATCAAATCTATCAAGCCTGCAAAGGGCTTTTTCCGGTGGGTGTGGTTCGAGGAATTTTCAGAGCTGCCCGGAGAAAACTTTGTACGCAGCGTGATGCAGTCCGTGGGGCGTGGCGGTAAGCCTGTGGTGTTCCGCAGCTTCAACCCGCCTGTGTCCCTGAATAACTGGGCAAATAAGTTCATCCAGCAGCCCAACGAGGAAGCATTGACCCTGCACACGGATTACACCCAGGTGCCGCCTGAATGGCTGGGAGAGGTGTTTCTGAACGAAGCCCAGCGCATCCAAGCTCTGAATCCCAAAGTGTACGATCATGAGTATCTGGGCATTCCCACCGGCAGCGGCGGCGAAGTGTTCACCACGCTGGAAGTGCGAGAGATCGCGGACGAAGAGCTTGCAATGCAGTGTTACCGCTATGTTGGTGTTGACTTCGGCTTTGCGTCTGACCCTGCTGCCGTTGTGGCGCTGTTCTATGACCGCAGCACCGAAACCATCTATTTTGCGGATGAGATTTACAAGCGCGGCCTGTCAAATGAAGCCCTTGCCGCCGAGATCAGGGCGCACGGCCTTGACCATGTGGGCGAAAGCAGGAAGAACCCCATCACAGGCGCAGAAACAGCCCCGGAACAGGTTATTTATTGCGACTGCGCCGAACCCAAGAGCATTATGGACTTGCGCACATACGGCTTGCAGGCCCGGCCCTGTACCAAGCGCCCCGGCTGTGTGAACTACCGCATCAAGTGGCTGCAAAAGCGGACGCTTGTAGTTGACCCCCGGCGCACGCCGAACATCTACCGCGAGTTCTCGCAATATGAGTACGACACGGACAAGGACGGCAATTTTCTGCCCAGTGTGCCAGATCGGGACAATCATACTTGTGACGCAACCGCATATAGCCTTGACCGTCTTATTTTCAACAAGAACGAAGGAGCGTAAAACCATGCTGGAAATGCATCTGACCTGCCCGAACTGTGGAAAGACCTTTGTTGTGTATGACTGGCAGCTATGGAGAGACAGCGAGGAAAACGAGAGCTTTCAATGCCCCTGCTGCCATACTGCCCCGGATGAAGAAGCCTGTTACCGCCTGAAAGATGGCTTTTTGGAGCTGTGCGACGTTGACCGGCATTGGAACCACGACAAAGAGAGCGCACCGCTGCCGCCTGAAAAACAGAGCTGGCATATCGAGGTAAAGCCGGGCTGA